GACGTAAACGTCCGCAGCGGTGTACCAATAAATTTCAACACCGGAAGCTCCTGTTGCAGCGAAGTCTCCTGAAAATATCATCCAGGCAGAAAAATGATACTTTTCACCTGGAACTACATAAAACTTATTGCTGGTGAAAACTCTGCTTCCTACTCCGGTTGCTCTTGCCATCCAATCACCAGTACGACCACCGCCGTATGAGTCAGAGATAGTACAATCAGCAGATTTAGTCCAAACAATATCTCCTGCTTCAAAACCTGGATTCTGCACCAAGTTCGTAAAGTTCGAAGCTACAAGTTTGTCTGGTGTAGCTGCAAAGTCAGCAAGCTCTGCCGAGCCTACGGCCAATTTAGCAATTTGTCCAAAGTCTGCTGTGATAGTTCCAGCTTGTATCAATCCGCCATGCATAAGCTGTTGTGGGTTAGGTGAACGTACGACACCGTCCTCATTGATGCACATCACCCAGTGGTCACCACCGCCAATTGCGGTAGCTAATGTATTTGTTTTCTTGAACTCGTTAGGGCTTGCAGGATCCCAGTAAATATATTTCAGCGTTGTAGCACCCTCTGCGATGATGTGCGTCGTGCCTGCGTAGCGGAAAGTGATATCGTTATCTCCATCCGTTTTAGTCCACGTAACAGTAGTACCAAGACTGCCTGTGAATGTTAAGTTACCGGGCCAAGGAACGTTGATGTTAGGCTGCCAAGGTACAATTGCACTTATCTTTTTGTTTAATTCGTCTTGTGTTACAGGCGATGTCAAGGCAGGTAACGGACCAGGATATTGATAGGTCGTATCAGGTGGTAATGGTTCATAATCGTCTGAGTCAAAAAGTTCAACGGTATAAGTTTCAACCACTACATCAAAATAATTCTTTTGAGTAGGCTTTATACTAATGATTCGTCGCAATTTGAAATCTGTCTCAAGACCTGTAGCGACTAAGCTGCCTTTGACTGGAGTAACAGTCCAAGCGACCGTCACCGTAATGACGCTTCCTACGACACTGTCGACTTCACGAACGTAAGTAACCACCTTCTCAGAGACTGTATTGTAAGATCGTATGTAGAGATAGTCGCCAACGTTGACGTCGTCGCTCGCGTCTCTATCTACAGTAATAGTATCTGCCGTGCTGCTCCGAACGGTAAAAGCATGCCCCCAATTTGCGGGTTTACATTGGAGCCTAATTACATCACCAAGCGTATAACGAAATCCTTCTTTATGAACGCGAAATTTATTTCTGTTACGAATCAATCGGTTACGTTCGATAAGGTATCTTGCAAAATGTATCGCAGCACCACGTGTATTGAGACCCAATCCATTGACGCTTATTGATTTGCGATAATTGCCTGCGTTGGTGTCCGAATACTCAACAATCACGTCCTCGTAACCTTGACGTGAATCCTTAAACGCAACTTCAACGACGGCTTCAAGTTCTTCTTGGGCAGCCCATTCATTCTCCCAAGTCTTTTCCATAATGCTGTCCATGGTAACTAAATCTACGGGTGTAGTAACAACATCGTCTATCCAACCGGTAAGAACGTAGCCTCTCCAATAAAGGCGGACGCGACCAACTTGTGCAATTGCAAGTGCTAATGAAAAAGAACTGACAAAATTTTCAAGGCGTAGATTACAATCACTGCGATGTTCCGTGCCTCCAAAACCATCATCAATATCGACATCGCTAAAGAGCGACCACTTATAGAAGAAATCAAAATCCAATTGCGAAGGATGTATACCGTCGTAACGATCTATCGCCCATGAACCAGCATCGTTGCCTGAAATAGCTGGCATAGTAAGTTCGTCCCAAGTCACCCAGGCTCTATTAGCGCTATGTTGTATAGTCTCGTTACCGTCAGCATCATAAGTAGCAATGACTCTGTCTTTACGAACAACTTTGACATCAATACCACCACTGAGTCGAGACGATCCTACGGCCCGTAACCCTATTAAAGCCCTGCCGGGACGTTGATAACCGATGTCAACTACTTCTCGAATGGAGCGTAAAACTACACTATCGTGATAGCCTTCACGGTCGTCCTCAGTTTCACGACTAAATCTTATATCATATTGCTTGCCAACCTCACAGTCAAAACCTTGAACAGACGCTTTGTAAAGTTTGAAAAGAGTTTGTTCTGATGTGTCACTAATATCAGCGTCCAAAAGATATGTCCAGTCGTCTTCTCCATGTTCGGAAATATCAATATGAAAATGCACAGCAACAGAAAAAGCTATTCCATCATTCCCGTATCGAATTAAACCATTTGTAAACTCAAGCGTAAACTCGACATCGGTAAAGAACTTATCTGGCGTGGTAAATATATAAGGCTCTTCATCTTCTCGTAAAAGATGTTGAATGGAAAATTCAACCTTATGTTTATCGAAACCAGTCATCGCTGTTTGATCCATCGTGCCGATACGTTCTTGGACGGCGACGTTGCTGAAGTTTTCGATGGGTTGATCGTTGATATAAACTTGGCCACCTTCAATACCTACTGTTGGCCCGCTACCATGATCAATCAACAAATACAACACTTCTATGTTGACAGTCGGTGGACCAATCGGCTGCCACGCAGCAACAATATCTGTCCACGCTGCGAGAATAGTGCCATGATGTAAATTAGTTCCCCAGGCACGGATTTTTGGTCCACCCTCTTGTTGAACTGTGTTTGCTTCAAAACCAAAAGCTTCTGGCTGTGCTGCTAATAATGCTTTACGTTTCTCTGACGGGCTATGGAAAATACTGGTAACGACCTTTTCACCGAAAGGTTTAGCTCCAGAACCAATTATAGGATCAATTATATATTTACTAAGCCAACTCATTTATAATCTCAGCCCTCTGAGCCCCAGACCAATTTCGCCGCCCCAATGAACAGCGTTACCTTTTGTAACACAATCAGAGTGAAGTCCTGTGCAAGTATCATCACCAAGAGCATATTGACATTCGATACCTTTGAATTTATTCTCCCTCGCATAGCTACACACTTGACTCGAATAACGAGACTGTGGAACCATTTGTCTAAGTGGATTAGGTATACCAAGTGCAAACGTCACCCATCGTGTGTTGCTTTTTAATCCTACAATCGCTCCAGTGTATTCAAGTGCCGCAATCTCATAAGTGAAAAAATCTTCATGCGTTCTAATAATTTTGACTGTACTGGTAGTAAACGCCCCTGCTAAAGCATTTATAATATCTTCAAGCGTATAGTCAGCATCTTGTGCAACGCTTAATATCGTTCGTGGAATTGAGCCATCGCTGGTAAAAGCTGGAATTGACAACTTAAAATTATTCTTTGTAAACGTATGGCCTCCGTAAACGATGTTTTCAGGGTTACGTGCATAGCGAATGACGTCGTAACCAACGAAATCTATTTCGACTAACCATAACCATGCGCCTCCACTATACGGGTCTATTAAAGCAGCGTGCATAGCAGGGGGTATGAGAGCTAAAGTCTTGAACCCTTCCTGCGCATCGCTGGCAGATGCTGCTTCAACGATAGCTACAGAGTAATCCACGCTAGCGACTTGCGAGTCTTGTGCGTTCGCGGCTTCGACAATCGCCGCAGTTATCTCATCCAATGCTCCATTAGAAGAATCAGAAGCTGATGCTGCTTCGACAATAATGGCAATGTAATCCGCTTGAGCGACAGATAAATCTTCTGCTGTTGTCGCTTCAACTATTGCTGCAACGAGTGACCTTAAACTGTTAGAGGAGTCACTGGCCGATGCAGCTTCCGTGATCGCTGCCGTGAGAAGTTTTGAACGATCCTGCTCGTCACTTGCAGAAGCTGCCTCTGTGATCACAGCATCATAATCTACTTGCGCGACAGGCGTGTCTTCTGCCGTCGCCGCTTCAACAATCGTTGCATTGTAATCCGCTTGAGCAGTCTGTGAGTCAGTTGCGCTTCCAGACTCTTCTATTGCGGCAGTACGTGTCGTTAAACCATTAGATGAGTCAGTTGCGGATGCTGCTTCGGTGATAGCGACGTCGTGTGTATCACCACCGCTGACTATTAATTCATGTGCCCCGATGTCCCAATGATCGCCCTGTGGACGGGCTGTGCCTATGATGTCATCGGCTTCAACAAATATATCATCTTCACCGGCGTCATATAGTTGAGAGTCTGCATCAGTAACACTGAAATCTCCACCCGCCGCATCGGTAACTAAAGCGGCCCAATCGTCAGCTTTTTGTGTTATTGTTATATTGCCGTTGTTACCCGAATCGTCACCATCTTCTGTGGCACAATTGCTTAAAGTAACCGTGCCAACGATGTCATCTGTACAATTAAATATAACGGTGTTCTTAACAGTAACTGTACCACTTTGTTGTTTAATACCCTGATAACAGTTATGAACGGTACAATTAAAGATATAAAAATGTGCGGCATTGGCTATGGAAATACCTTGAAAAGCTGTATCAGCCCCACTTATAAATCCATTTACAGTACAGTTATACATCGTGACAGTAGCTTCGGCATCATTAACATTAACTGCGTATGAAGCTCCTGTACCAGAACACACCCCCTCAAAAATACAACTATCAAAATAAATATCCGACGTTCCCTGACCATACACATAAATATTATGTTTCGTACCTGACGTAGCTGTTACCTTGAACTGTATCTTCCGAAATTGAACATAATCCTCTGTTTGTTGGATCATGTAACTTTGATTGTCATTATTGTGTATAACGTATTTAGTATCGTCAAAAATACCGTCGTCAGGAAAATCTGTTCCTAAAATCTCAATGTAATTAGCAGCACCTGTGGTCCATCCACCTATTATTATCGGTAAGGTATCATTGGTTCCCGAAGAAGACCGACACAAGGCTTGTGCAATCTCATCACCAGCAGGTAAATTACCAGGAGTTCCGCCACCCGCTGTACCACCTAAAGCATCTTCCCAAGCATCGAGAGATGTATAATCTGTCCCAACACCATCATCAGGGTCAACGACTTTTGATACTAATTCAGCCATTACTTACTAATCTCAGTTAACATTTCAATTCTTCGATCGATCTTTTTTGCATCTACGATTGATTTCGCCACTGTTAAATGTGGGGCCGCCATCTTATAATCCTTCGGAAGCTTATCAAGATTGAATTTGTATCGTGACCTTATCGTAATCGGCTTTTCAGACTTGTCATTAGAATCGAGGAGAACGTGTCTTCCTTTATATTCCTGTATTTTATTTTTGTCTGCGTTTTCAATCCGAATAACTATAAACGTAGGTGGTCGCTCACAATAGCCCCACGTGCAAGGACATGCTTTGACGGAAACAATATCTCCTCGCTTCCTTCCGGCAGGGCCGTCGTTAAGTCGTACTAATAATTCGATTGCCATTATCTATTCCTACCAATTAAATTTGAGGCGGGCAGCTTAGCAAGGGAATAGAGCGTTGCTGCTCGCCTCACTTGACAATGAACTTCTGCGATTAAAGTGAAGCCGTATAAGTTACATTCAGTGTGTCAGTATCTGCAACAACTTTGTCGCCACCTGTAAAGGCACCAGCAGAATACAATACTCCACCTGTATCGTCGATCGTGTTTACAGCACCAGTATGAAATACAATGAAGCAACCCTTAACAGTTCCACTACCAGTAATTGCAAATGAAACAGCAGCATCTAATGCCTTAGCTCCTGCTGCTGCAGCGTCCCATGAACAAGTTTTTCTTGGTGGAGTATAAGTCGGAGCGTTGGTAGCACCAGCTTCTTTCCAACCAGAGTGTGATGCCATCGTATCACCAGCGGCTACTGCTGACCAATCGACACTGCTAATCAAGCCGAGGAACGGGCCTGTGACCGTGTAAGACGATCCATCAAGAAACTCGTCCAATGCTTTGTTCTTACCGATCGTACAGACCACATTATCAATGGAAGCCTTCCATTTGAGCTTACCGTTCTTGTCGAGACATTCGACATCGAATCTGCCATGAGCAGAGGCCTTTTCGCTATGGCCAGAGCCACGAATGATACCAGCATCGCAGTGATCCAATGCATTTGCTTTTTCTGTCTG